AGTTAATTTAATTCCAGAAATGGAAATAATTATGGATATACCTATCCTATTAAATAACATTCATTATGAAGATAAATATGACGGAGAATATAAAGACAGAAGATCTATTATTTGGACTTTAGATTTTGTACTAAAAGGTTATCTGTATGGCCCAGTTAAATCTGCTGGTATTATTAAGTTCGTAGAAACAAATTTCTACATACCATCAGTAGCAGATGGTAAATTGTCGGATGCAGTTGGAAATACACATGTTGCAGAAAGAGTTACTGTACAGCCAGGATTAACTATAGACGGTAAACCAACTTCTAATTTAGAATTGACTATACCATATCAAGAAATTGAATCAACGGATGATTACGGATTTGTAAACGTAATATACAACATGGAACAATTAGAATGAATAGCGCAAATAATGATCCAATAGCAAATGCTTTAGGCGTTACCCCTTTATTAAATTCTTTATCCGTTAAAAACATAATTACAGATGCACACAATGATAGTGCCAAAAATGATTTTGAAACAGCTCGTGCTAATATACATGAAGTGATTCAAAACGGCCAAGAGGCTATGTTTAAACTTGGCGAGATAGCAAATAGTTCTCAACATCCAAGAGCATTTGAAGTTTTAGCTAAGTTAATGGAAACTATGCTTCAGGCGAATAAAGACCTTATGGAACTTCAAAGTAAAATAAGAGAAATAAATTCTGCTGATGCCCCAATGAATGAACATGCAAAAACAATTAACAATAATTTATTTGTTGGCTCTACATCAGAGCTTCAAAAAATGATAGAAAATATGAAAAATGGCGGAAGCGCAATATAATAATAATAGTTTAAAAGGTTATAATGGTAACATTAACCTTAAAAAGACCAATCAGTTAATTGATTGGACTCCTGAACTTGTTGCTGAATATATTAAATGTTCCCAAGATCCAATTTATTTCATTGAATCTTATATGAAAATTATAACTCTGAATCATGGATTGATGAACTTTAAGTTATATCCATATCAGAAACAAATGATAACTAATTTCAAAGAAGGTCGTTTTAATATTGTAACGACTGCTCGACAGGCTGGTAAATCAACTACAACCTGTGGATTTATTTTGTGGTATATTATATTCCATTCCGAAAAAACTGTGGCTCTATTAGCTAACAAAGGCGACGTTGCTCGAGAAATTCTTGGACGTGTGCAGCTTGCATATCAGCATTTACCTAAGTGGCTTCAGCAGGGTGTTCTTGAATGGAATAAGGGTTCATTTATTTTAGAAAACAATAGCCGTGTTATTGCTGCTGCTACATCTGGAGATGCTATTCGTGGTTATTCTATTAACCTTCTATTTATTGACGAAGCGGCTCACATTGATAACTGGGACGATTTTTTCACTTCGGTTTATCCTACAATTTCATCTGGCGCTGAATCTAAAATTATTCTAGTTTCTACTCCAAATGGATTGAATCACTTTTATAAAACGTGGAACGGTGCTCAACAAAAAGACGAAACATATAATAATTTTATACCGATTAAAGTAACTTGGAGTGATATTCCAGGCAGAGACGATAAGTGGAAAAAAGACACTTTAGCTGGTATGAATTTTGATTTAGAAAAATTTGATCAGGAACATTGTTGTGAATTTCTTGGTAGCTCTGGTACACTTATTGCTGGTTGGAAACTTAAAGAGTTAGTTTCAAAAGTACCTTTAGTTGATAGAGATGGACTAACACAGTATTTTGCTCCAGAAGAAGGGCATGTATATGTTGCAGTTTGTGACGTTTCACGTGGAAAAGGATTAGATTATTCTGCTTTTCAGTTAATAGATGTTACTAAAATGCCATACCAACAAGTAGCTGTGTATCGCAATAATTCTGTATCTCCAGTTGATTATGCTGAAGTTATTCATAGAGTCGCCAGAGCATACAATAACGCATTTGTTCTTGTAGAAATTAACGATATTGGTGAACATGTATCACATACATTACACTACGATTTCAGTTATGAAAATATTCTTTTTACTGAAAATGCAGGACGCAGCGGTAAAAGAATTACGACTGGATTTGGTGGTAAGGCTGGCGGAATAGACAAAGGTATCAGAACAACAAAACCTGTTAAATCAGTTGGCTGTTCTTTGATGAAATTATTAATTGAACAAAATCAATTTATAGTTAATGATTTTCATACCATAAATGAATTATCTACTTTTTCTAAAAAACACAATTCATATGAAGCAGAACAGGGTGCACACGACGATTTAGTTATGTGTTTAGTTCTATTTTCTTGGATGACTGAGCAGCAATATTTCAAAGATTATACCAATATAAATACCTTACATGCGCTCAGAGATAAAACAGAGGAAGATATAGAGCAAGATTTAGCCCCATTCGGATTTATATTTAATGGCAGGGAAGACGATATTGATGAGGACTATGAGAGATTTGTTCCTGATGGTTGGATGTGGGAAGTAAGGAATGATTTTTAATAAATAATAAAAAATAATCAATATGTTCTCATTCTAAAGGAGAGATAAAAATGCCATTTCAACTAAGTCCAGGAGTAAATGTTACCGAAATTGATCTTACTACGGTAGTTCCTACAGTTGCCACATCTGATGGTGCGATTGCTGGTGTATATCGTTGGGGTCCAGTTGGCGAAAGAATTTTGATTGATTCAGAAAACTTACTCGCTGCCCGTTTTGGTAAGCCAACAAGTTTTAACGCTGAAACATTTTTTACTGGCGCAAACTTTTTATCATATTCAAACCGTCTTTGGGTTTCTCGTGCTGCTAATACTAGCGGTTCTACACCGTTTATAACAGCATCTGCTACAGCTAATTCATTAGTGTATACATCATCAAATGCAGCTGCTTTAAATACTCTTTCTCCTGGTATGTATCTTTATGAAATTACTAATAACAGCGTTGTTTCTACAGGAAACAATATTACAATTGCTTCAGTAAATTCTACAGCTTTTATATTATCTTCTAGAGCTACTGTTTCTAATGTTGGTTCAGTTTATCATTTTGCTCGTCCAGGAACAGCTTATACTGCCCTTGCTATTCAAGAAGGTGGTATTGTTGCAAATCTTACAAATCAGATTGTTAAGAATCAAGTCGATTATAATAACAAAGACGGTAATTTTGACTCAGACGTGTTGTTTGCTGCTAAGTATCCAGGATCAATGGGTAATTCTTTAAGAGTTTCAACTTGTTTATCATCAAGCGACTATTCTTCAAACGTAGATTTAGGTTCTGTTTATTCTGTTGTTGATATAGGCGATACATTTATTCGTTTAGTTGGGTTCACTACAAATTCAGTTGCTCAAAATAAAGCATCTCAGTTTTCAATCGGTGATCAAATTCTTACTGGTAACAGTTCAATAGGTTATCAGTATATGCAAATTATGAATATTACTACTACTTCTGCTTCTAATAGCAATCCAATTGATATTGATAATTCAGAAATTACATTCAATGGTAGTACTGATGTTAACAATTCTATAGATTTTATCTATGTAACTCATCCTTACATGAATGGTGATCTTGTAGAATATTATTCAGAAATAGGAAATAATGTTGTTACTGGTTTAAGTAATACATCAAGTTATTATATTGTCTCTTCAAATTCATCAGGATTTAAGTTATCAACAACTCCTTTTGGTAATCCTATTAATATTACTTCTACTTCTATTTCTAATTCTTATTTTGTAGCTAATACTACTGCAATTCGAATTGATGTACAGGATCCATATAGATTACACACTCCATTCAGTAGTCAGATATTAACTAGACATTGGGAATTTTATAATTCAGTAGACGGTGCTCCAGGACAATCTGATTTTGTTAGATTTAATGGTAATACTGCTGCAAATGACGAAATGCACCTTGTAGTTGTTGATGATGGCGCCGCTTTTTCTGGTACACCAGGAACAATTCTTGAAGTATATAAAGGTCTTTCAAGAGCTACAGACGCTAAGAATAACGATAACAGCGGAAATTATTTTAAAGACATTATCAATCAAAACTCAGCATATATTTGGTGGGCTAATGATGATAATGGCGCTCCTTCAGCCAATGCAATGAATGTTTCTTCAACTACAACAACAGCTCCTGGAGATTATTACTTCACTTTAGGAAACGACGGTTATGATGAATCAAATCAAAGCGCATTTGCTTCTATAGCTGCTGCTTATGATATGTTCCGTTCTTCTGAAGATGTTGATATTTCTTTAATTATGCAGGGTCGTCCATTAGGAGGTTTAACCAGCATTAATGGAACAACTGTTGGTAACTATCAGATGGCAAATTATATCATTGATAATATTTGCGAAATTAGAAAAGATTGTGTAGCACTTGTATCTCCAGATAAGTCTTTAACGCTTAATTCTTTTGGCACAGAAGCAACTAATCTTGCAGCATGGAGAGGCGCTCTTCATAGCACTTCTTATGCTGTAATGGATACTGGTTATAAATATCAGTATGATCGTTATAACGACGTATATCGTTGGATTCCTATGAACGGTGATGTTGCTGGTCTTTGCGCTCGTACTGATCAGACTAACGATGCTTGGTGGTCTCCAGCTGGTTTCAACCGTGGGCAAATTAAAAACCTTGTAAAGCTTGCGTACAATCCTCGTAGAGCTGAACGTGATGTTCTTTATATCAACGGTGTTAACCCAGTTGTAACTTTCCCAGGTCAGGGCACTATTCTTTACGGTGACAAAACTCTTCAGGCAAAGCCATCTGCGTTTGATCGTATTAACGTTCGTCGTCTGTTTATTGTTCTTGAAAAGGCTATTTCTGTTGCCGCTAAGTATTCCCTATTTGAGTTCAATGATGCGTTTACAAGATCCCAGTTTAAAAATCTTATAAACCCATATCTTCGTACTATTAAGGGGCGTCGTGGTATTACTGACTTCTTGGTTGTTTGTGACGAAACTAATAATACA